TAAATTTTTGTGCGTAAGAAAAGGGACTTGCAGATTTAATATCCCAGACTTTTTCTCCACTCACTGGATCATCTAGAATAACGTCTAGTGTGCCCTCAACAGTTTCATTGCCAAGCTTTAGCTTACAGCTTTTTTGAGAATCAACAATAGTGACTCCTGCTTCTTTGAGGACCACCATCATGACAGCCTCAACCAAGTCTCCTATAAGAAATCTTAAAATAGCATTATACGTCATTTCTTCGGTGCTACCGTCTCTACCCTGTATTTGTTGACAGAGAGGACGACCAAGGCCGCTCATACGAACACGCCAATTTTGATCCCGGGACGTAAACTGCTTTTTTAAAGCCTCTTTGCAGGTTTGTGCAAAATCATCAAGAACAGCGGGGGAGAGATCCGTCTCTCCCCGCACCGCCCTTAAAAGGAAGTCTTTAACCTTGACTTCCGCCAGCATCAGTTGAAATCTGCCGCAAGGTCAGTTTCTTCGTCAGTGGTTTTCGCCTTCACTGCTTCCTTATGTTGCTCATGAATTTGTGAGTTGGAAGCTTTGATGGTCTCTAGGAACATCTGGTAAACCTCCATAGCATCACTAAGCTGAAGCTTTTTAGCAGTCGGCGTAAAAACAGGAGTAAAATACGTCACACTACCTTGCTTATGCCGCTTAGTAGTCAACTCAAATTGAGTCTCATACATAGCGACATTCTTGCCCAGCTTTTCAATCGCCTCACGCGCAGGTCTGAATCCAGAACGCTTGAAGTATGAAACACAGGGATAGTCCTGTATCTTAACTTCACGTCCATCAGCGGTTTTACCTACTAAGCTAATGAGAGCATAAAACACTTGATTACACGTCGCTAATCTAGAAGCTAAAGTCTTTGGGTGATCCTCACCTAACTCTGCCTCTTCTGATTTAGTCAGACGACCACATTTGTCACCGCCCGTAGTGTCTGGAAAACGGTAGTCCAAGGAGGGAGCTTGAACAGACCTAGATGAAAACTTACCTTCATCATTATCCCAAACAGACCATTCGTAAGTTCTGACCATAGGTCTGAACATTACTTTCTCCGTATAAACAAATTCACCATCATAGTAAACTTTCCAAGTGCCTTTTTTAAGAACTTGACCATCATCAGTCTCAGTGTCGTAATTGATACTCAGACGCATCAAACCTTGCTTTGGTGCATCATCACTAAACTGACCTGACAAACGCATCAAGTCCTCACGGTTGCCATCCTTGACAGCCTGTATCATGTTATCAAATGGGTTTTCAGCCACGGTTGCTATTTCGTTCATAACGTTCATACCGTCCTTATCTCTTTTTGGTTACCCCAATTGGGACCTACTTTAATTTCCAACCCGACAGGCATATCGTAGACTATACCGTAACGGCGTTGGCACTCACTTGGTATTGAAAGCATAGCCTCCATTACCATGTCTGCAACAGTTTGTTCCTCTCCGGGAAAAATGTCAAGCACGATACTATCGTGTACTGTATTACATATCAAACTTTTACAGTTTGACTCCTGAATTAATTTAGTTAGATAAACTAAAGCTATCGGTAGTAAGTCTGCTGTAGCAAAGCCCTGCACCGGATAATTACATATGGCTGTGCGATTAGTGGCACTCCCCCATTCATTCCACGTAGTGCCGGGAAAAGCGTACTGTCTACCTGATGGTAATTCTATGTACCCTCTTTCTACAGCGTCTTTCTGCAAATCTCTATGCCATGCAGTTACCGCCGCATATTTTTCCTTAAAAGCACGGTAGTACCTCTGTTGATCTCTAGTGCCTGTTGTTCCTCCGTACAGAGGTTTAAAGGTGTGCGCTTTTGCTTCTTGTCTACTACACCCAATGATATCCGCTGTAACTGAATGCACATCTACCTGATTTTCAACATCGTGATAAGCCTGTGGATCATTAGCTAGGTAGCCCGCTACCCTAAACTCAAGCTGGGAGTAATCCGCCTCCATGATACTGCCACCCTCAAACCTAGAGGTAACCGCTTTCCTAATTGCAAAAGTAGAGCCTCGCGGCATGTTTTGAAAGTTTGGGTTTCGTGAAGATAGCCTTCCAGTTGCTGTAATACACTGCATGAAGTCGGGATGAACTAAGCCCTTCCGATCACAATTGTTTTTGAGTCCTTCAACAAATGTTGAAAGATACGTTCGTAAAGCGTTGAATCGCGTGTATGCTTCTGCAAAACGCCTAGCCTCTCCACTAAGCTCTGGCAATCGTTGATCTAATGTCTCATGATCTGTTTTAAATCCTGCTGAAGCAGTGTCCCAAGAATCTCTTGGAATAATTTTGAAACCGGCATACTCAGATGTTTTTTCGTAGAGTAATCCAGTGCCATTACACGAACGACATACTCTTACTGCTTTACCCACAGTGCCGTCTTTTTTAAGCACCTTTTTACGACCAGTCCCCATACAGGCTGTGCACTTAGAAGCTTTTGTTTTGTACAAGATTTCGGTGTTAACACGTACGTTTGCATTAAAGTCCCGCTGTGACATTCTTGTGCGTAACTTTTGCTTACGAGTCGACCCCCGTACTTCACTGCCTAGATTAAAAATACTAGACCATCTTTTTTTATCTATGACACGCCTAGAGTAAAACAGCATGGAACGATCATCAGGCGATTGCAAATTGATTGGAGTATCCCCCATTGCCTTTTGAGCTTCATCCTGCAAAAACTTTTCTAGTTTGTTTAGTTCATCCTTGTACTCAGCTTCAATTTTATCCAAAGCATCTAAATCTATATGTATTCCATTACGTTCTATGTTTGACAACACATTGGTCATTTCAAAAGAGAGACGTAGTGTGGGCAGTAACTTAGAAGCCATAAATTGCCTCCCAAGATGTTTTGTAACGTTCTTGAACCTGCTTACACGCAACTTCCCATGTGGCATTAACGTCAGCCCGCCCATACTCTTCGACTATTTCCCAAGGTATCTGTGCAAACGTTTTGCCTGAATTAAGGTATTCCGCTGTAAGGTCTTTCTTTTTTTGAGTAACCTCATACCTTTTAGCAACTGCTTCCAATGAAAGAGGCCACCGTCTTGACCGCGCAAGAAGATACTCTGCTACCATCGTGTCATATACAGGCCCATCATATTTAAAGTTACAAGACTTAATCCAGTTGAGATCAAACTTAATGTTGTGACCTACAATGACATCAGCACGATCTAAAACGTACTGAAATTTAGTGTGCCCGAGTTTTGTAGGGGGTTCTTCATCATGTGTAAAGCACAAATAGTTATCAAACTCCTTGCGACCCTTCTCGTAGACCTTGTACCCAATACTTACTAAGTAATTGTCGTAGTAAGGAAGCGGTGTAAACTTACCGTTAGGTCTATTAATATGCGTTGTCTCTACATCGAATGTCAGAATGTTCATCTATTTCAATCTCTACAATCTCTACGCCTAAGGCCTTTTGTTGGGGGGTAGTCACTCTTGCCACCCTAGTCCCGTCTTTACGCCGGGATACCGTTTTGACATCTATTAGTCTAATTTCTCCAGTGCTAACGTGCACGGCTATTAAGTCTATCGGACCTTGATTGGCTACAGGCCAAAAAACCTCGTATCCTTCTGCAAGCAACCGTCTTGTGCAAGTCATTTCGCTTATCGTGCCCAACCTCATTGTTCGGCTTGTCATGCTTATCTCCTCGTCACTAAAGCCAAATAGCCCGTGTTCTCTGAAAAATTCATCACGAAATCGACATGCTTCGTTGTAATCAGAGGTCTTCATCGACTGCTGATATACAGCGCGCCCCACAAACGGATGTTGCATCTGATGCGATTTGGGAACGCGAAAGTTTAGAAACCAGTTCTTTGACTTGGCCCGATTTATGGTAAGGTGATCGGATCGATTTCGGCGTGTCATTCCTATACTCCCTTTTTAGCCAGCATGTAGCACACAGTGTGCCATTATCTATTACATCCGCAGGGCCGTCACAGTTTTCACATTTGACTCTGCTGTGCATTAAAATAATCCTCCGTCATTAAATCATCAGGTATATTACTTTGGTTATAGTAGGCACGATCTTTATCCATGCGAACAGTGACGCTTCCGTGCTCCCCGTTCACCTTATTCTTGGAAATATGCACGGTACGGATGCCATCGTTACCCCACTCGTCATCTACTTTTCCTATGCCTAAAATAAGATCAGCTTCCCCGGCTTTACCTGTCTTAGAATTATCAAGCACATGATAGCTCAGAACCCGCATACCCTCTGCCTCATAAGAAGCTTGAGATACGCCCCACACCAAACACTTATTTCGTTTAGCAATCTCCCGGGTTTGCAAGTATATCTCTTTTAATTTTTCATCACTGCGGTTGTACTTGCCAGTTACAATCACTTTATCTAACTGATCTATAAATACAACATCCGGTTTGTTGATTTTACACCAGTCATCCACTTCCTGAATGGTTGTTCCAACACAGTCAAGAACATGTAGATTGTCAGCAATCTGTTTCCGGTAAATCTCCGCGTATTTATCACGTTCTCTAACAAGGTCTTCCCTCGTAGTTTTAACATAGCTCTGGATGATACGTAACTTAGTTCGTATAGCGGGTTCCTCATTGCCCCATACCGCAACCTTGAAGCCTTGCTTGAGGTAGCTCTGCGCGAGGAAAGAACAGAATGTAGTCTTACCCGTCTCTGGACGCGCAAAGATGATTCCAAAATGCCCGCGATCCAGCCCCGGTACGATGTTGGCGAGTGGCTTCCACGTGAAAGGAAAGTCGGGGTCAAGCGTAAGGGAGTCCAGAAGCTCATGTAGCCCCATCTTAATTTCTGTGTAGGATGTCTTCTCACCAATCGAGTCTTCAGCCGTTGA